TAGCCGCACGCCGCTTCGCCTCTATTTCTTTCTTTTCATTAGGAAAAATATAATTCCCCCAGCCCTCAATAATAGCCTTAATATTTATCATATACTCGCACTACGTTTTAAAATCTCATTATCCGCAATCCTCATTGCACCCTCTGTTAGTCCCGATTGCGCACCTATAGAAGTACCCTCCAAAGCACCCTGCATAGCACCCTCAAGGCTACCCACACGAGCCCCCTCATACGTACCCTGCTGGCTACCCTGCAATGCACCCTGCATAGCCCCACGCTCTATAGCCTTAGCCATCTGCTCAAAGTCAATTTTTATTTCCTTATATTCCGTCTGCGAATGAGCCTGTTTAATTATACCACCAGCAGCCATATATACAGGATTGTAACTCATCCCCTTAGCCGTACTCCTATTTATAGCCTCAAGTACAGGAAAGAAAGCAGCCGTAGCACGTTTATTCACCACATACTCACCACCCTCCATTTCATAGCCACCCCTGCCACGTACCGAAAACGGCACACCACCAGCAGCGTGGCTCTTACCCACTACCAAACCACCATCGGCAAACTTAGTACTCGTAGCCGCAATTTTACTCACATTCAGCATACCAGTAGCACCCGTAGCCGCAGCCATAATCGCATTCATCGGGTACGGATACGCCGATAGCGTCTTTGTAATCGCCAAGTACGTATTAATCATCGCCTCAGCAATCGCAGCAGCCTTACCCGCAGCCGTATGCTCTGCAAACAACTGCTTTGCCTGTCCCAGTGCACCCAAAGCCATTTCAGCTACCGCCGCATTCTTCTTCTGTTCCAGCTCACGCTCCTTCATCGCACGTTCCCTCGTCAAGTTCAGTAATCGCTGCTCATACTCAGCCTTAGACAATTCCCCCTTACTAAACACCTCCTCAAGCTCAAGCAATTGCTTTTCGTGCGCCTGCCTTGCCTGCTCCGCCTCTATATCCCATTGCATAGCCCCACGCTCCTGCAAGGTAAGCAACCGCTCCTGAAACTCCTGCTCCTGCTGCGCCCTACGTTCCTGCCGAGCTACCTCCACACGCTGTTTATCAGACTCTGCACGCTGTTTATCAAAATCAGCCTTTAACACATTCAAAGATTGCTGATGTTCCTCCTCAGCCGCATAATCCCACTGCCTAATCTCCATTTTCAAAGCCTTCTCACGCTCCAACACCTCCACACGCTTGTCATACAACGCCTGCTGCCTTGCCTGCTCCTCATCAATCATAGCCACCGTAATCCTACCCTCAGCCTCAATTCTACCATTTACATCAGCCTCATATGCAGCCAGCTCACGCTTTACCGCCTCAATACTCAAATCAGCCCTCACCTTAGCATAAGCCAGCGTAATCTCCTCACGCTGCCGCTCATATTCATATTGTTTTAGCAACCCCGCCTTACGCTCCCGCTCCAAGAGTTTCAGCCTATCCTGCATACCACGCTCCTCAATTGCCAGCCGCTCATCAAGGTTCTTAGCCACCCCCGAATTCGTAGCCACATACACCTCCACCTGCTGTCGTTGCATAGCCACATCCTCCTTCAGACGCTCCAACGCCATTTTTTTAGCCTCCTCAGCACGCTTTTTAGCCTCCTCAGCAGCAGCCTTCTCAATCGTATTCACCTTGTTATTCTGCGTAGTAACCGCCTCCAGCATCGCCGCATTCTTCTCCATTAGTTCAGCACGCTTCTTCGCCAGTTCAGCCCTATCCTTATCCGAAGTATCATTACTCTGCTGTTTCAGCTCAATGAGCCGCACCTCCAAATCATTACGCTCCTTCGCCAAAGCATTAATACTCATCTGCACCTCAATACTCTTGCGAGCCGCAGCCGCACGCTCCTCAAATGACTTAGTCGTATCCTCCGCAATCTTATTCTGCGCCTTAAACTCCTCCTTCAGCCTCGCCGTACGCTCAATAAACTCAGCCTCCGAAGCCGACAAACGCTGGTCAATCGCCTCAATCTCCTGCCCACGCCTCACAGCCTCACTCACCACCTTGCCTACCGAGTTACCCATCTTATCAATAACATTCCTCACACCCGTAACCGATTGTAAAGCCGCATTACCCATTTGCTTAAAACCCTCCTTAAAATCACCCGTCAGCACCTTGCCCACACCCTTAAACATTTCCACCACAGATGTAAGCCTATTAATAATCTGGTCCTTAATTAGCGTCCCCAAATCCTGAATCAACCGCTTCGGATTCTTAAATGCCTCCAATACCGAACGCCCAAAATCCTGAATTACCCCAATAAACGACTGAAAAATCACCTTCAAAGGCGTCAATACCCTATTCACCTTATCAATACCCTCCTGCGTACTCGTAAAATACGACACCAGCGAGCCCAGTACCACCACCAAAGCCCCAATACCCGTACTAATAATCGCACCCCTTAGAAGCCTCATACCCACAGAAGTACGCTTTGTAGCCTTAGTAGTAGCCTCCATAGCCGAAGCCGTCTCCGAAGCCGTCTTAGCAGCCATCTTACCCGTTATTATATAATTCGTAATCGGCGCAATAATAGTAACCACATTCTGCTTCATACTATTAAACGAAGCCGAAATATTATTGATAGAAGTACCAAACAAATCACTATCACCAATCGCCTCCAAAATCGCCTTCTTATAATTCCCTACCTCCACCTGATTGTTACCAATACTCTTCTGAAGTTCCTTATAAGCCTTATCCTGCTGCTGAATAATCTCCAACAACTCCTTACCAGCCGCACCATCACGCTGCGAAGCCGTCATTTCCGAATACACCTTCTTATTCTGCGACAACGCCGCACTCAACTCCCTAATACTACCCGTCAGCACCTTATTTGTAGCCATATCATTCTTACTGGTAGCAATATGAGCCTGCAACACCCCATCATAAGTACGCAAATCCCTCTGCGCCTCACGCTGGCTTGTAACCAGCCTCGTCATCTCCTTAGTATATTCATCAATACCCACCGAGCCCCTCTTAAAACCCTCCTTTATCGTTTTAACCTCAACAGCCATACCCTCAAGACGCTTGCGCACCTCAGCAGCCTTACTCGATACCAACTCCAAGTCAATATCCACCGTAGCAATATTAATCTTACCAGCCATACACCATCAATTTATTCTAATCAACTCCACCAAAGAAACACCCCCAGCCCTATACTCAATCTTATTAGGCATAAAGTACCCCCCAAGTTTATTTATAAAAATCCTACTAAAAAAAGAAAAACTATACACATCAAGTTCCGTCAAAGCCACCTCAGCCCTCACAATATAAGCCTTGCCCATCAATCTCGGCAAATCCCTATAATACAACTCAAGCCTACGCTGCCACCTGAAATCCGAAAAATCAGCAAAATAATACATCCCCCTATTCATCACCTCCTCACTACTCAATCGCAACCTAAATTTTAAGCTCCTCCTCGCACGCCTCGCCTTAAAAATATGCCACCTCGCCGTCTTCTCCCTATACTCCGTAACCACAGCACCATTACCATCCTTCTTCAGCTCCTTCGTGTAAAACTCAAAATTCCAAATATTCGCATCATCACCCTTAATCTGAATATACTCATTTAACGGACTGTAAAACTTACCCTCAAAATCCTTACGCTCCACAAGAGCCCTATCCTCAAACAACAACCTACCGTCACCCTCCGATTGTCTGTACCCATTCTCATTATCATACTTCTTATACGTGAAGTTATTACGCTGCCCATATAACCCATTATGATACACCTCCTCCGTAACTCGCACCAGCTTATCACTCCAATCCACCACAGGCGCATTCACACGCTCCTTCAACGTATAAAAATGATAAGCACCCGTATCCCTATTACGAATCGGCGTCAATGCAAAAAACTTAAACACCTCCTTAAACAAATCAATCAACTGAAAATCCGTTACCAGCTCCTTTACACTATCATTCCTCTTCGGTTTAAAAATCGTAATCCTCACACTATCAGCCACCGTGCGCCCCGTTTCAACAATAAAATTCCTCGTCTCACTCCTATAATATCTGCTACCCAGGTAAGGATACAACTCCTCACCCTTCCTCAGCCACACCAGCTCATCATAAGAAAAATCCTGCGCCGTAGTCGTAGCCGTAACAGGACTATCATACAAAAAACCCACCAAGTACCCCCTGCTAAACGCCGCAGGGTGATTAAACGCCGTACGCAACCCCTTAATCTCAATCCTAATCCTATAATAACCATCCTCCTTAGCCACATAAGGCACACCACCATTCGCCACAAACGCACCATTCACATACCCATACCTCGCATAATCATCAAATGTTAAATTCTGAACATTACCCTCAAATTTCTCACCCTCCGCAATATCATTATACTTCATATTACTCGTAGCAATATACGCCTGCCTAAAATCATCACTCCTGAAAATATCCCCCTCAAAAGTAAAACCACCATCAGCAGCCACCAGCCCAAAAATATAATGCAAAGCAATAGAAAGCGGCGTATTATCAAACCAATACTCAAGGAACGAATCCCCATCCTCAATCACCATATCATCACCATAATTCCCCACCAAATACATAAGCGATTGATAATCACCCCCGTGCTGATTATTAATATTCGCCAGCGTACGCTCCGCACCACTACTCAAGAACCCCTTAATACCCTTAATATCACGATTCTGCAAATACCCATACAACTCCTTACTCCTATCCTTAAAATCAAAAATATAATTATCACCACGCTTGCCACGCAAGTACCCCACACCCCCCTGCACAATAGGAATGCCATTCACCACATAATCCACCGAGTACTCCACATAAGCCCCCACACTATCAGCCGTAACCAAATCAGCAAAGCCAAATATCCTACGATTCACCACCGTAGCAGGCAAATAAATCGTCTCAGAGTACGACACCTCACGAGTGTCAAAATTAAACAAATCACTCACCTGCAACGTATAACTGAACGCACGCTGCTCCACATCCGCACGCTCACCATTAATAAACAACTCAATCATATACCCCTCCTCGTATTATAAGCCTCAAGCTCAATCGTAATACTGAAAGAGTACGTACGCTGCCCATTCACATCACACTTATACGAACCGTCCAACACACGTACCCTCCTCCAAAATTTCTCCTCATTCTGCACAAACTCATCATCACCATCCCACACCCAAACATGCCTACTCACCAGCACACTCATCACCTCATCCCACTCTTCCTGCATAACAGGTACAAGACTATGAAGCGTCCAAGTCCTTGTAGCTGTAAAACCAAAATGCTCCACATTATTAGCATTCATGCCATACTCCTTATTATACCCCACTACAGCCGTACCCAGCCCCTTCGTCTTCACCTCCTCAGTATAATCGTTTGAGAAAAGCCAATAACTCATCGTCCCAGCATCATTTCTCCACGCCATAAAAATACCACAACCATCCACCACCCTATTATAATTACCCACCCCCTTACGAGGCTTAACCACAGTATCAATATACTCAAGGCGCATACCATTAAAATCCTCTACCTTCCTTACCATATAATTATCCAACTGCAACACCTCATAATTCTTAAACAACGTAGTATAAGGCTTAATCACACTATTAGTATTGAAGTTAAAAAACGGCTTGCACAATCGCACACCATCAGCATCACTCAAATTGTAAATCGTAAAGTTAGACGGATACACATACTGCCTATAAGTCACCTCCTCCACTTCACCCTCAAAACCATCATCATTCCTATAACTATACCGAAACACAATATCCACATAACCATAATAAAAGTAATTCCTATGAATATCCATCACATCACCCCCCGATACCACATCACGCAATATAGGAGCAATATCCACCTCCACAGTATCCAAGTCCGATACGTGATAACGCCTCCTCAGCCTCACCTCTTTATTATACCACACACCCCCAGATAAAACCCTATACTTAAACCTCAAATAAATTATACCATCGTTAATTAACGATTGTTTCAAACTCGAAACATCAATCCTAAGCGGAACATTACTATACGCCCCGTAATAATTTCTAATCGCAATACTCATAATCCCATATCCTTAATAAAGTTAATAATCTCACTCCTAAAGCGCAAAGCAGCCGCATATCCCACACGCTCAATAATCCCCTGCACACGCTCCGCCGTAATCACCTCATCAATAAAATCAGGCTTACCACCATCCCTATAACGCCTCGTGCCCTCATTAGCGATACTCCTTGCAATCGCCCACGCCAGCCCCCGTAACTTCATATTCCTCTCAATCGGCATAATGCCCTTATCCTTAATCCACTGCTCAATCGCCGCAATAGGAGGCATCACACCACCAGCCCTACCACGCTGCATATACACCGTATAATCAAGCCCCGTAATCACACCCCGCAAGTACCTATCATCAAGAGAAGTCTCCACACCCAACGAAGCCCCCCAACTGCCACTTGCACGCATACCCAGCTCATTATAACGCCTTATCAGGTCTATTTTCATAGCCTCCAATTCACCCTTTAAATCATCCTCCGTAATCATTCCTTAACAACCGAATAACTAACAATTACACCATCAAAATTATTACTATAATGATTAATCACCTCTGTAATCACCCACCTTCTAATCGTATAATCACTACAAAACCAATCCGCAATACACATCACACCCTCCTTACAAGGCTTAATATACCGCTCATACTTACCCTCAGCAGCCACACCTCCCATTTGAGCATCATACACACGATCCAGCTCCGAATGCCTCAACAACATAAACCTACCATTGTAGGTACGATACCTCACCTTAGAGAACTCATCAAACACCACCTCCTCCTCAGTAGCATCCACATACAAGTAAAAATTATCAGGGTTCAATACATTCACCTCAAGATTTAGCAAGTCATCCCTGCCATACTCAAAATGCCACCCCTTACTCACCGCTATACGTTCCAATAATTCCTTCATTGCTCACCCATCTTATAATATCTATTCTGAATATTCTGCTGCATAGCCCTATACCACAACACATAATGCACATCAATATAAGGCAAATCCTCAATAGAAGCATACCGCAGCATATCACCACCAGCCAAAGCATCAATCACAGGCAAATCGCCAAACACATCAAGCCCATCCACACCAGCAGCCCGAAGTCTATGAGCCTGCCCCACATCCTCCACGTGATAATGCCTATTCTCAATCTTAATAATACGCTCCACCTCAAGAGTCAAAAACCGCAAACAGCGATAAAACCTCACCACAGGCATACGCAACGCACAATCCCTATACACCAGCTCCACAGCCCTAATCAACTCCACCACCTCACCACTCATCAAGCAACGCTTAATAGTATTCACATCGCCAAACGACAACTTCGTAATACTATCCACCCCGTGCCTACGCCTCCCATTCCAATGCCAGCGCACATAAGTAGGTAAAGGCTGCAACGCCTTAAGCAACGGCAAATATCCCCGTTGCATATCCACATCACCACGAATAAAATCAAGTAAAGTCATTTCCTAAAAGTCGGTTTAAATGTTCGTTTCGGTCTCAATTCAAAATATTCCCGCATTAGCAACATATCCCTATAGTCAGGGCTACGCCCAATAGCTTGTTTAATAGTATCTTTATTAATTACAGACAACCTTTGCCCATCCTTATTATCACTTTTAATTTGCTCCAATTCCTCAATAATCTTCTCCTTCGTCCGCTCCGATAGTTCAGCACTGATATACATACCATTCACATTGATACGTTCAGCTATCTTGTACAAGCATTGCGTCTGTAAGTTCCTATAATTAGTATCTTTTCCATTCTCCGAAATAGGTACAGCATTATTCTTAAAACCAACAATGCCCGTATTATCTACCACACCACCACCCACACCATCCTCATCAGCAATACAATTCCCCTTAGGAATATTATATTTCATTCGCAATGAGTTAATAAGAGCCTGTATATCAGTAGTTGCCGAAGTAGATAGCGTGTATATTTCAATCAATTCCCAGCCACGCCATACCCCAATTACACACAAATCCGAGCCAAATCGAGCAATATCAGCCGTCAAGTACATCGTGCTATCTTGCGATATATGGTCATTACTGAATATCGCCAGTATCTTATCATAATCACACAACGCATTCGGATCATCATCATACTCCCATAACCCGTGTAATAATCGTTGTTTCTCTGCACCCCTCAGCGTACGCTCCAAGTTCTGAATATACTCTTTAGGTAACATTTTATTATCATACGGCAACGCCTGAATAAAAGCCCTATTCCCACCCAAAATCCCATCCCTATAAGGCGTGTAAAACTCCTTGTACAGAAAGTTCTTAGACGGGTTCGCCGTAATCAACAATTTACCCTTTAAATTATATTCCCTATTCTTCCAACGCCCAATAGATATTTTAAGGTTCGAGTAACTATCATATTCAAACTCCCCAGCCTCCTCAATCCAGCCCCTTGTCATCTGCATAGAGCCAAAACGCTGATATTGAGGGTCGCTCGGCAAATACTTACAATCCAATAAGAACACCTTAGACCCATTGTACAACTCGTAATAATTATCCTGCCCATTATACCTATACGCCCCCTGCGGTACATTCCAAATCCTCATCACCTCCTGAATGCTGGGTATTGTAAATTTACGTAAATCATTCAGCTGCTTACGTGCTATAAAATAATGAGTACCCGCATACATCATCGCATCAGCCAATATCAATGAACACCCAATAAACGATTTACCACCACCCTTTGCACCACCATAAAGCACCTCATCTGTATTATCATTATACCAAGCCTTAATACACTCATATTGCTTTCTATTACCCCTTGGCGTTATAGTTATCTTACTCATCAGGCGTACCCTCCCATACAATCTTAACTTCTGAAACACTAAAATCACCCTTAACCTCCTGCTTTATCGGAGCCTCCCAACCCTCCATTTTAGACAATTGAGCAATCGCCGAAATACGTTCTCTATATGAAGGAATAAATTTTTCCCCATCAATTTTCATTCCTTTGCCCCTTGCTATATCAGCGAGTATCTTCAGAGCGTCCATTTTTGCAAATAAGTCTTTTTTACGCTCCTCTACCTCTGCACTTACCATTTGCTTTGATACCTCCTCGTTAATCGTTTTTTGCCACTCTTGCAGTTGTTTTTGGGCTTGTTTCCAGTCCTTACTGAATGTTTTTTCTGTTTTACTGAACTTTACTGAATATTTACTAAACATTTCCCCAAACGACAACAGAGGAGACTTTTTAAGTTCCTCTAACATCCATTGTTGTCTATGTTTCGGGGTGTTATTCATATTTCTGAATAAGGTTTTTTTATTGTTTCACAAAGTCTTTTCATTTCCTTACATAAAGGGTATAAATACTTTATTTTGCCTTTTGTAATATATTCAGTCGCGTTCTTGTCTAAATATTTCAGTATAAAGTCTTTTCTTGATATTCCTTTTAAACCTCCTTTTTGCTTTATAATATCTGAAATCCTACGCCCGTGAATACGCTTGCCATTGATGATCCAACTGCTATCAGTTTTATTTTCATAAACCTTTCCTACAAAGTACCAATTAGTGGCTTGATATATAATCCCCTTGTGCGATTGGTCAATGTCAGCATAAGAGACTATCATTTTGCACAAAGGGACGTCTTTTTTTACTTTCTTAATTGCTTTTGCTAATACCTGTGATGTAGTTTCTTGCTTACCATTAAGCGCCATTCTTACAAGTTCTATGATTTGCCCTTGCTTTAGATTATATTCTGATCCAATATTATTATTACTGCCTGTCCCAAATACTACACAACCACACCATTCGTTATTATCATTAAATACTGAATAAGCAAATGTATTCACTGGTACTGATTTTGCATAGTGAAAATTTAAACAACTATATTTTATCGCTTTATTGCTTGCTAATTCTAATCTCATAATTCACCACAACTTACAGAAAAGTAAGCCCCTTTATATTTTCTATCAATTAATTCTGTAATATCAGCTTCTGCCTTTTGTAATTGTTCTGCATTTTCAAAAGTTATTTTCATAATTGCAGGTTTGTTTCTTGAATCGTCTATTAGTTCATCTTCATTAAAACTATCACCTGAATTGTTTATCTCCTTTTCTTCAATCTCAATACCTAATTCCTCTAACTCAAACCCGTACTCATCTGCTACTGCTACTACATCTTCAATATCAAGGTTGTAGTTTTGATGTGCCGTAGTATTTGCTAATATTTGCGCCTTATAGTAGGTATCTGTATCATCTTCTATATCATTGCGCACAATTACAGGATACTCATTATCTGCAAGAGTTATTTCCTTTGGCACTAATCCTTTTTCGTCAAACTTCTCCTTTCGTGCGTGCCCTGAAATGATTGTCCCCTGTTTGGTTACTGATATACTCTCAATCACTCCTACCTCATCAATAGAAGTGCTAAGTAGTTCCATACCCTTTTCCGTGTGCTTGTTTGTGTTTCTATTACTTGGTTTTATACGTATCATTGTTTGATATATAATTTTTCTGTTTTTTTGTATATAATTTCCTTGAAAAATTGGTTAATTTTTAAAGCCCTTTATCTTTTGCTTTCTTCATTAAAGTTTTAATATACCTTTCACATACATCAATTGCCGATATTTCTTCTTTACTTAGATTTTCTTCATCCCTAATCATTTTAAACTTACCTATCAAAAAGTTAACTTTATACGTTATCTTAGTACTTATGCGGTCTCTTTCTTTCAGTAATTCATATACCTCACCTACATCAACCTTTACCAAGTGTTCTAATTCTTCAATTATGCTCATATCACTTCTTAATTACAATAATTTTCTATTATTTTCTGAAACTCCTCGAAGGTGTAGCATACGGCGTAGGTATGCCCCAGTGCGATGGCTTTATTCTGAAAGTCTTTTTGGTTTTGCGTTTGGCGATTGCCTTTTACTTTCATCTCGATATAGAGGCTTTTACCCTCAGGAAGGAGTACTACCAAGTCGGCTACTCCTGCCAGTACGCCTTCGGCTTTGAGGCGTTGTGCTTCAAGCACGTTGCGACTGCCTCCGTTAGGGACGGCGTATATAACGAGCTGCGGGTATTGGTATCTAAACCAGCGTACGCAGGCGGTTTGTAGGGTGCTTTCTTGGTGTTTCATAGTAGTCTATTTTGTTTCAAATACTTCTCTTAATATTTCAGTAGGATAACTCTTAACGAAGCCGTATTTGGCATCGTATTCATTGCCCATAGGGATAGAGCGTTGTACACATATTTTTGCGGCTTTTCTTCCTAATGATATGGCTAACTGCAAGGGTACTCTTTTGCCTATGATATTGCTGTATCCTGATATGGTAAAATAGTCCTCGTTTTTGGTGGTAATTTTTGATTCTATCTTGGTGAGACGCTCATTTTGCAAGGCTATTTGTTTGGCTTGTGCTTGTTGTGCTTTTTCTAAGGCTATCATTCCTTGTGCTTGCGCCATTAATATTTCGCCTGCTGTCATTGGCTTGATTGTTTGTTCAAGGCTTTCCAACCACGCTACTACGTGCCTACGTACGAACTTACTTTCACGAAGTAGCACTTGCTTTCCTTGTGTAATAGTGAGTTCAAACATAGGTTGTTCTCTGTTCCATTGGTCTTTATAAGAGGTCGGCAAAATTTTTTGCTGACCTATTTCCTCTTCAAATTCATCTCGAATAATAGCCAACATAGTCTTATGTTGTAGTTCTACATCCTTGCCTTCTTCTTTTCTGAATAGGTTGATTTGCTCTACAAGTTCAAGGCTTGTAATAGTCTTTTTGGTTGTAATTCCTTGTGATGTAAGCATTAGGGTATTCATTGTCTAATAAGTTTTAATTCACTTTGATTTATTACATTACGTTTTCGGGGGCAAAGGTACAAAAAACTTTGAAGTATTCCTACACTTTTTTGATATAATTATTTGTTTATCATCATTTTGCAACGTTACATTGCAGTAGGTTTTACTGTAAATATTACCATAAAAAAGACGGGCTTTATACCCGTCTTGATGTTTGCATTTGTGATTACTCATTTTCGGATATCATAGCTTGCTCTACCTCATACATTATAGGTATTCTTTTCTTGGTAGCGATATAGTGCTCTATACGTGCGCCCTTGCTTTCTTCCCACCCTTGTAGCATATAGATAGCCTTGCATTCTAGTAGGTCGGCAATATCTTTAAGCATATGTGCTTTCCAAGTGTCGTGCTCTGATAGTCCGTTTTCTAAGGGGTTCACGGGTTCAACGCCTAATCTTTTCATTGCTTTGGCTACGGCTGCAAAGCGTTTGCGGGTTTCGGTAAGGTCTGTACCGCTAATTTTTCCTGAGATGTAGATTTTCATTTTATCCTTTAAACAAATACATTGACCAACTTATGGCAACCTCTTCATTGCGATTGTCCAATTCTTTGAGTAAATTACCTATTTCTTTATCCTCAGTAAGTTTAGGAGGAATTTGTAAATAGAGTTTTTTCATTATTTCATTATGAAAACCAGTGTGTTTCTCAATCTCTGAGAGGTGTGTTTGCGCCTCTTTCAGATAACTTAATAATTCTTGTTTATTCATCTTGTTTGTCTTTGATAAATTTGCCGTTAATAATTATTCCTTTTCTGTTTTTGATTTCGTTGTAGGCGATGTTTAGGCACTCCTCGATGGTGGTGTTATTATCTTGGGCAATCTTCTCAATCAATTGGGATATGTGGGATAAACGAAAAAAAACATTGCGAGTATGATTACTATTTTCCTGTAATAAAAATTCTTCATTAAATAGTATGATGAGGAGCCTAGTTATATAAACTAAATAGTTTTTCGTAGATGACCACTCAAAAGAGTCAAACATATATCTTGCGTTAATTATTTCTATTGCATAACCTTTGTTTTTAAACACAAAATAGCAATAGTTAATGAGGGTTACCATTACATCACCTATGGCGTCCTGAATAGCGGGGAGGTCATCGTCATAACAGGCTTTGATAAGTTCGCCGACTTCCTCGTGGGTTTTGAGGAGCTGGTGAAAGGGGGTACTTTTGTCAAATATGCCTCTTTCTTTTGCCCATTCTTGAATAAGGGGCACGAGTTCTTGGATTGTTAAATTTTGTGTATTCATTTGTCTTTCGTTTTTAATTCTTCTCTAAGCCCCTTACAGTAGGAGCGGTAATTGATGTTGGAGTCGTGCATTAGTCGGTAGTCGTACCATTGCAGTATTTTGTCTTTGGGCAGATTGTGCTTCATATCGTAGTATATATCTTCAATATTGAAGAAGTAATCCGATAGGCATATAATGCCCATACCTACATCGTAATTGTCAAATTCAAATTGTAGGTCTTGCTTGCGGCAAAACTCCTTGATGAGATTGCGTGCTGCGTACTCGAATAATTCTACTGCTTCTTTTTCTTGTGGTGATTGTTTTTTCATTGTTCTATAAATTTTAATCGTTTTGCTATTAATTCTACTATATCCACAGTTACGGCATTGCCGATGAGTTTGTAACGTTGTGCTTTTGCTATGGGATTTATCGTGCCATTGTAGTTGCCGTATTGTGTCCAGTTGTCCGGAAAACCTTGCAAGCGTTCGCATTCTATTTCGGTAAGGCGGCGTACGCCACACAGTAGATTATTCTCTTGAAAGGCGTTGCTCGATATGGTTGGGCAAATAGTGAGGTCTGCACCTTTATTTTTGCCTCGTGGACGTTGTTTAATAATCAAATTAGAATTATTTCTTAATAAGGCAGGTGATATTCCTCTTTCATCATATACCCTGTTTCGTTGGTAAGGTTGATTACCTCCAGATTCCTTAGACGGATTTAGCTGTATCACAGTCATGTCTGAGTGCAAGCCTCCTGACTTTCCGCCTCCTGTAAGAGTGCTTGCAGTTTTAGGAATGATATAGGTATCATCGGCGTTCATATTGCCGTTGGCTTTTAGTGTTCCACTAAGTTTGGCTTGAAATTGGTATGTTTTTTCTTTTCGAGGTGCGCAATCATCTTCTGTGACAGGAAATACTCCTGGCTCACTTCGTCCTGCAAGATGTCCGATAAGGTATATCCGCTCTCTATTTTGGGGTAATACCCACTTTGTATTAAGCAATTGCCATTCAAGTCGATAGCCCCCAATGTGGGTAAAGGCTTGGAGAATTGCCCAAAAGTCTGCGCCAGCGTTTGAGGAGAATGCTCCTTTAACGTTCTCCCAGATAAATACACTTGGTCGGACGTGAGTAATGAGGGTAATTGCGTGGCTGATAAGGCTACTTTTTGCGCCTGCGAGTCCGGCACGCTTTCCAGCCATTGAGAAATCTTGGCAAGGCGAACCAAAGGTAATAATATCTGCTCCTGCAAGGTCTGTTGGCTGAATAGTTGTAATGTCTCCGATGTGTTTTGCATTTGGAAAATTGTTTTTATAGTTTGCAATTGCGTGTTTGTCTATCTCTGAAAAATAATGTTCTGTAAATTGGTAGCCTGCCCGCTGAAATCCGAGCGAAAAGCCTCCTATGCCGCTAAATAGGTCTATGAGTTTCATTGTTTTTTAGATGTTTTTGTCTTCGTCTTATCTTCGGTTAGTGTTCGCCTTGTGTTCGCCTTGTGTTCGGTGTGTGTTGTGGCGATAGCAGTTCGGAAAGTTCCTTGCCTTGTGCTATAAGCCAATCGTAGAAGAATTGCAGGGTGATTTCTTTCTTCAAACGTAATAGTTTACCTGTGGGGTCGCTTTCACCCTTGACGAACTGCTCTAAAATGGTTTTTATAGCTGTATGTCCTTGCCTGTCTTTTGCTTGTGTTTGCTCTATTTGCAGGCGTTTTTTGGTTTCAATCCTCATTACTTCTCTATCTTCTTCGGTTATGGCACTAAAATAGGGTTTTAGAACGCCTTGCTTGTGTAGCGCATCATATACGGGTACTGATATGATGGGCATTTGCTGGGTCTGTTGATATTCTTTGAAGTGATTGCTTAACCACTGTTTGATGATTTTTTCTTCGTCTTCCTTGCTCATTGTGATTTGTTTTGCTTGGCATTGCTGCGATTTGATATGATATTCCTGCTGGGTGCTTTGCAGCCATTGTTGGTATCTATCTAATACTTCACTCACGTAGGATACATCAAAGAACTGATAATGGTCGGTTTTAGCCCCAAATACCCTGCTTCTATCCATTTGAAAGGCTTTATATATGTCCTGAAAAGAAAGCCACGAAAAACGGCTAAAAACAACGTTCCATATTTCTTCCTTCTGCAAGGGGTCTATATCGCCTTTAATTCCTACCAACGATACTATGCGGGTGAATACTACGCCAAAGAGGCTGCTTACTTGCTTGGGGGGTAAATCTTTAAGTCGGGGGTATTGGTATCGTTGTTTAGCTACTGCCAATGGTGTGAGTTCCCCAACCTGTTGAATTGTGTTTAAGGTTATCGAGTGTTTGTCTGCCAACGACATATTGTTGTGGCTCACCAGCGGCAGGCTGTTGTTGCCATTCTGTGATTGTGTTTCCATTTTCGTCTATTGTTTTAAGGGCGTGCAGGGGTGCTTGTGCGCTGTGTAGCCACTCGGCTTCAAAGCCTTTCCATTGTTTTTGCACTACTATTTCAAGCACGCTGTTCATATCCTGATTTGTTTGTTGCACCTGATTTACGAATGCTTTAAAAGCGCGCTCTGTATTGACGGCTTTTTTGGCTTTGCGTATTTTGAGCCACTCATCTACAAGTTCAGGAGCAAAGCCTTCTGATAACATTGCCTTTCTGAAATTGAAAGGAGGGGGGGCGGGCGCAACTGGGGGGGAGGTTTCTTTTTGAACGTTTAAAGGCTGATTGTTTTTTTCGCCCTTGCCAAAATCTACACACGTGCTTTTTTGTTTCTTTTTTTCTAAAAAAGAAATATTTACTTTACTTTTCTTTATAGGCGTTTTTTCCGAATTTATAGCTATTTCTTCGGAGTTTATACCCATTTCTTCGGAAGAAATGAGGGTATATTCGGAAAAAACAATATTTCTTCTGGACGCTTTACACATTGCTAAGTACCTTTCTTGTACTCCTTTTGAGGTGTAAACGCCCTGTTCAAACATCTCAGCAGAAAATAATCCTACTTTCACACAGTAGTCTAAGACCGCTTCTATAAACTCAACTTTATCCCCAGTTTGCTCTGAGACTATAAAGCCAAAATCTTCATCGTTAAGCACGTAATATCCATTGCGGTAGATAAAAGCCAAAACGCATATATAGACGCTCAATGCTCGCCCCGAATGATTTTTGATTAGTTTCCGAATCTTGATGTCAGAAAATATGTCCACATCTAAAGAAAAGTAATTGAAGCCTTGTTTTACGTTTCTTCCCATTACTTTTGTGTTTTAGGTGTTATGTACTTGTTTTAAAAAACTCCCCTTGCCCTTAACTTGCTATTTGTACAATGGCACGCCAAATAATAACGCTCGCCAAAGACAAGGGGAGACAAATGAATGATGTATTTAGAATAACGTTGTTTGTAAACTCTCAATACGCTGTTTGCCTTTCTCGAAGTACTCTTCGTCTATTTCGGTAGCAATACCACGCATACCCATATTGTGCACGGCTTCCATACAGCTCATACTTCCTGCAAAGAAGTCGGCTACTACTATCTCATTGCGGGGTTTATCTTTTGGGATAACCAGTGCTAAAAGCCTTTCCAAAAGCCGCACAGGCTTCTGTGTCGGGTGAATGGTGTTGTAGTGGTCGCGTACTTGCTTGATGATTGTTTTTTCGTTTAAGCCATTGCTTATATTACTCATAACATAGACACACCTATCCCCATTTTGAAGACCTTTATTAGCTACAACATTATTTTCATTATTATGCTTTCTTTCTTTTGAATTAAAATCGTAAAGTTTTGTTTTAATAATACTTTTCTCATTAAGTCCGTTTTGAATACCTGCCATTACAGAAGCACATCTATCTTGTGTTTTAATAACAGAGGAAATGGAAGTACTTATTACGTTGTCTTTGTCCGTAGGCACTTTATTATTTTCTAAGAACTCTATCACAGCATTAAGAGATTTTGTATTCTTAAAAGTGGTTTTGAGTCTTTTTATATCGGTTACAATACTATCTATATCTTGCCCTTTCATTTCTAAATAAGGTACTTTTACCTTATTGATACCTCCCTCTTTTTTTGTAAGGATAGATATAGTTTCGTGTATGCGAGACATAGGCATTAGCGGACTTGATACATAACTTTTATCCCAAATCACTTCCTCTTTAAATACAAACCCCAAGCCGTCTAATATGGTATTCCAGCGGTAGAATGAAGTACCACGACCAAACATCACGATAAAGCCTTTTTTAGTAAGTAACCGCTTGCATTCTGCAAAAAACTTTTGCTCATCAAAAGGGCGTTCCAGCTTTTGGTTTTTGAGGTACAGATAAGGTGTGTCAATGCAAATCACATCAATACTCCCATCAGGAAGGGTTGCCATTACCTCTAAGTTATCGGTGTTGTATAATTGTATATTATTCATTAGTTTTTTTTGATTTGAAATTAGAGATTTGATAAAGATTTATGCGCACTCAATCTCATCTCAAATCGGTTAAACAAATTAGACGGCTTTTTAGCCATTTGGTAGGGGTTGGTTATTAGGTAGTTGTGTTGTTTTTGATGCTGTTTTGTTGTTTTAATAACCTATTTTTTAGACGGGTTTTAGACATTTAAGTAATATTAGCCCCCGCTCACGGCTCGAACGTGAGTGCTTGCCTATCGGGGTACACAATGGATAAAATTACAACGTTTCTTTGCTTTTATCTATATATTCCTTGCAAAACTGGTGGTCTATTACCGCCTCTACATTCAGCGTTTTTGCCGAAAGCAAGGTCATTGTATAAGGAGGTAATTCTTTATCATCATCAGCCACTCGCATATAAGTTTCATAAAACGCCTCGCTTAGTACCTTTGCTTCTTCAGCATTAGGTGCTTTCACTAAAAAGCGCATTGGGTAAGATTCTTTATTTACCATTATTTCTACCTCTATCTGATAGAACTTATTTTGCTCCTCATCGCTGTTTTTCTTTGCCAATGATACAAGGGTAAAATACTGCTGCTCTTTGAGTGATTTTATTTCAAACGTTCCCTTATAATGCTGCTCCACGTAGTCGGTGATGATTTGCTGTGCTACGGTAGCACTATTGGCATACAGATAAAAAGTGCGCTTTTTGTCATTGTCATCTACCACAGCCGTCCAAATGGTAGCACTACCTCCTACCAATCGTGCAGAGCGTTGTAGGTTGCTAACTGACACTTCTTTTAGTTCGCCGCTATCCATAAAGAATTTGATAGTTTGCAGGTTGTCATCAGTTAGTTCTTCACCTTGATAAAGGATGATCTCCCTGCGCTCAATAGGGACATACTCGCCCGTATCCTCATCAACAAATTTTTCTTCCCAACGGCGATAAAGATTTTCAGTTAGGTATTTGCCTTTTAAGGCGGTAAGGTCTGAGGTAGTGAATGTCTCCTCATTAAATCGGCTTACTGTTTCTTTTTTCATTGCTTATTTTACTTTAAAACTTGCTTATTTATATCTTCATTTTGATATTCAGTGCTTTATAACTTGTTTTTATCCTTGCTTAACGAGGGGTGAAAATTGCTTATTCCTCATTATCAGGTTCAGGCAAATCAAGATTGAAATTATCCATACACATCTGCCTTACTTGCTGTTTAAACTCCTTCTCCCACTCGTAGGTGGTCAGCTTGGTGCTGCTCATAGGTACTCGCTGTATCTCACCTGTGGCAGGATTAGGACGCTCCTCATAATTACACAAGGCTTTCAGTACATTGTGCACCTCATTAGGAGGGTAAAACTCGCCCCAAGTGTCATTCATAGACTGCTGAATGATAGGTATCCAAACGCCCCAATAGAAAGCATTTTGCTGTACGCTTCGTTTCTTGCTTCGCCTCTCAATGGTGATATTGATATTCGTATCCTCAAAGGAGGTTATAGCCTTTTGTATCAGATTGCGATTTTGCACCAATTTGCCGTTCTTAACGTTACTCGGAATGGTTATCTTTTTCATTGTTATCGTCTTTGAAAGCAAGGCAGGACTCGAACCTGCTACTATCCCGATTGATACTTGCTTTTATTTACCTTAATACGGTATGCCGTCCCCTTGCGAAGGTGCTTGTCCGTAATTGTTAAACATTTGCGCCTGCTGATATTGCGGTTGCCCTTGTGGTGGGTAGGAAGGTTGCGCATATTGCGGCTGCTGTACGTACCCTTGTGGGGCTTGCTGATATTGCTGCATAGGCTGCTGGTATTGAGGCTGCGCTACATTCGTGGTTTGAATGAGTTCTATTTTCCAACCTACAACTGTATTGAAGTACTTAACCTCACCTTGCGGACTTGTCCATTCTCGCCCTTGCAGGTTAAAGTGTATCTTAACCATTTGCCCCACTTGAAACCTATCTAATACAGCGCAATTGCCTTGTGCAAATTGAATAATAATATCTTGTGGATATTGCCCATCGGTGGTGATAACTACATCACGCTTCTGAAAACCATTTTGCCCTACTGTTTCAGTAGCGAATATTGTTTTAATTCGTCCTTGTATTTCCATAGTTATAATAAAGGTTTTGCGATTTCTAATAGTTCTTTTTGTTCTTCGAGGAATTTGTCACGTATTTCTTCTGTTTCAAAAGTTAAAACATGATAAAATTTATTCTCTTCAAATTTACTTTTTTTACTATAATTTATCAAATCTATTTCTCCTAAAAAGTTGATTATACAAAATTTTTCTTGGTATTGATTACACCAATCAGGCTGCCAACCTTCATTGTAATAGTCTCTAAGAAAGAGTAGTTTTAGGAGTGCTACTGCTGCATCAGCAAGTTCTTTACTTGGTGCTTCTAAATCGTTAGGTAAATAGTAATATTCGTCCTTTCTGTGTGCTTCTTTGAGGGCTTCCTCATACGTTGGAGTAGGTGCTTTTTGTTCAAAACCTTGCAAGGTGTAAGGAGAAGTTGAAAGTGTAGATGTTTGCGATAAACATCTATTTCTATTTGAGGGAATATATTCACCTATAAATCTGCCATCTCCCGTATAACAATAAATTACTTCTTCACATAGAACACGCAAAGTCATATCTTCTTTAACTTCTGTTATTTTCAGAGGTGTTTTACCAAAAAAAACATAGTCATAGACCTCCATTCCAACTTTAAATATTGTTTTCATTTTCTTCAATTTTACTTATAAAAACTTCTACTTTTATGCAGTTCTAATACTTCACTGCTTTCCTTTCTGTTTGCCTCAATAAACGCCCTTGCTTGCTGTATGCTCAGGTGTGTATTGATATTGCCGTACGCGTGCGTATATTCGCCATTTGCGTGCGCTTCTTCAATTGCCTGCTGTATGTACTCCTCGCAGTAATTGTGCTCAATAGAGTAGAGGTCATAACCTTTGGCACTGATACCCTCCAAGTGTGCTGTATCGGTAGCGTGGAATATCTTTTGCCCATTATTGAGGAATATTCGCCAACCTACATTCGGTACATCGTGGTACAGCTTCACAGGCGATACTTTGAACGCCCCATAATCGTATAACTTACCCACTTGCAGTACATCAATATTGTTTAAACCCTCCAACCGCTCCAAGAGGAAGTCAGCACAAGCAATCCGTAAGGTAGGTCGCTCGGCTTGTAATCGCTGCAAGGTTCGCAATTTTAGGTGGTCGCCGTGCTGGTGTGTAAGGAGCACAATTTTCAAAGAACGTATTACTGCTTCTAAGGCTTTGAGCGTAACGCCGCAATCTACCATTATTGCGTTGTCGTATATCACGGCGTTACCCTCGCTACCTGAATTAATTACTTGTGTTTGTATCATACTTGTTTAAAATCTACTTGCTGAGGAGCTGGTGCAGCTGCTGCTGGTTGCGATATAGGTTGTACAGCTTCGGGTTCAGTAGGCTCGTTTTGCTCAACCACCTCTGCATCTATCACTGTACGCCCTTGAGTCTCTACAACGCCCTGCTCTTCTTGCGTATACATAGCCCCTAATTGCACTGGGAACGCTTCTCGTAAGGCTTGCACTTTAGCTACTTTACCTATCATTGTAGCCTTTTTGTCGCTCCAGCTGCTTTGCTTCTTGTCGTATTCGCTAAGATTAACTTTTGCTACAAAAGGCTTTGAGCGGTCTTTTCTGTACACTTTTGCCCACGCCCCTAATATCTCGTCTGTAGGTAGGTGAAAATTACCCTCAACCTCTATTACCTCATTATTGCGTAATAAGATAAGTCCAGCCTCTAAGCCATCGTAACTCGGATTAGCTTCAGCACGCTTCATTAGAGCCTCTTTGCTTACAATCATTTGCGCTGGGTTGCTGCCAAACTTAATAAGATACGCCTCATTAAGGAAAGGGTTTAATTGGTTGTACTTACAAATACTAATAAACATAGCCACCTCTTGGTCGGTTACCGCTGCATTACCCCTTGTTAAGTATGAGCGTACGATATTATAAGATAGTTTAACAGCCTCGCCCGCTACTTTGTATTCTGTTTCTCCGTTTTTTGTTTTTGCAGGTTGCGTTTGCAATACTGCTGGTTGAAATGCTTGATTTTCCATTGTGTTATAATATTTGAATGTTATTACTAATGATGTACTGTTTTAGGGCTTTTAGTTGCGCCCTTGTGCCTATCACAGTGAAGCTAGCTTGTACAACCTCATTATAATCTTCTTGTACTGCTTGTGTAGCCTCTTGCACTGGTTCAGGTTGCACTGGATGTGCTGGTTGCGCCTCATTGATTACTTGTGCTGGTGCTTGCAAAGGAGCTGTTTCTCTCGCTCTTGCTTCAGCGGCTAACCTCGCTTGCTCGGCTGCTACTCGTTGCGCCTCGATACGCTGCAATTCAGCCTCACGTTGTTGCCTGCGATATTGAGCACCCTGTATCGCCCTTGTAACATCAAGCGTCTGCTTGTAGTCGGTTAGTATTTCAGCCTTAAACTCATCAGGTTCATTAAGGCTATCAATAAGTTGCAGCCCCTTTGATACCTCGCTTACAAAGCCTGCTACTTGCTCTTTAAGGCTCTTATCTGAAGCCGATAGCGTAATATTCAGCGGCAAACGTTCAAAGATGAGGAAGTCAATACCTTGCGACAGACACAATTCAGTAAAAAACTCTTTGATACGTGCGATTTTGTCTTCCCTCAATCTATTTTCTACCTGATTGATTTTGTCTTTCAGCGTACTATCAGCATTGTCGTAATGTACCTTGATATGCTCTTTATACGCCTTTTCAAAGGCTTCATAAGGGGCATTTACCTGCTCTTTGATGAATTTGCGCTGCTCTTCAAATACCGCAAGTTCTTTGCGAAGCGTTGCGCGAGTGTTTTTCGCACTCTTCAAAGTCTCATCAGTTACCAACTGGTTGTCGAGGTTCAATTCAGCGATTTTAGTCTCAACTTGTTGCCCTACCGCTTTTATCTTCTCATAGATAATGATAGGGGCTTGTTTCAGTGTAATTAATTGTTCATTCATTTGTGTTAATTATTAATTCTAAATTAGAAAAGTGCCGTGCGTTATTGTGTTTT